TGGCGGTACTGTGTGTGTCATTCAAAACGATCAAGGTACAAGCCTCTCTTGCTAAGATTGGTGGTGTGTCTGAGGTATCTGGATACGCACAAATTAAAAGAGAACAAGCACCCCTTGTCGCAGACTTAAAGTTTTCCGTTCAGACCAACGATCAAGCAGTAACCGCGAATGGCAGGATGGCTATTACGTTTCTTGATGACTCAGTTGTAAAGCTTACAGAGCATTCACAGCTAACAATAGATAAGTACATATATGATCCTGACCCAAGCAAGTCTAAGATGGCTCTTACGTTTGGACTAGGAACTGCGAGGTTTATAAGCGGTAAGCTAGGTCAGATAGATAAAAGAAATATAAAGTTAAGAACTCCTACGGCAGATATTGCAATTCGCGGCACGGACTTCACGGCCACAGTAGACGAATTAGGCCGCAGTCTGATTATACTCTTGCCCAATAAGTTTGGTGTATCAAGCGGAGAGATAGAAGTGTTGACCGCTACAGGCAGTGTGTTGTTGAACAAGCCCTACCAAGCAACAACGGTGTCGGTGTTTGAGTCAGCGCCCTCTAAGCCTGTAATACTAGACTTAACTCTAGACTTTATTGATAACATGCTTATTGTTACACCCCCAAAAGAGGAAGCGGTAGTAGCTGAAGAAAGAGTTGCAAAGACAGCAAACATCCTAGACTTTAATGAGCTAGACATAGACTACCTAGACGAAGACTTTTTAGAAGATGACAGCCTTGAGTTTACTGAGCTAGATATAAATTTTCTAGATGTTAATTACCTTGAAGACTTGTTAAACATATTAGATGTGTTGGCTGTACAAGAAGAGAAGGATGGTTTAGCACAGGTTTCAGGCGTAACTATATCAGGAACATCTTTAGGTACAGACCCTGAGACACAGATAACTGCTCTTATAACAGGACAGATAATAAGCCTGATTAGAAACGTAAGTGAGTACACGCGATTAGATTTAGACACTACAGGGGGCTACACAGTGATACTGATTCAAGATGGGATCTCTAATACTGTGAAGATCAACGGAGGTGATTCTGTAATTAGGATTACGCAGGAAGGATAATGAAGAAAATAATTATAGGGCTTGTTGTTGCGCTTCTGTTTGCGGCCTTAGTATATCAGCCCACACTGGTTGAGGTTATAAAGCTCAGAACCTTTGATGCCCTTGTTAAGACTGAGGAGCCTACAGGAAATATAGTCCTGCTCAACTTGACAGAAGAAGATATACATAACGAGGGTGGTTGGCCGTTTCCCAGAGAAAGGTTGGCTGAGATCCACGTAGACCTACTGAATGCAGGGGCCGCGTCTGTTGCATGGGTTGCAGTCTTCAGTGAGCCAGACAGGTTTGGCGGTGATGGTATTTTTGCAAGAGCTTTGTCGTATTATCCTTCAGTAATTGCTATGTTTGAAACTGAGGGCTATAAAGAAATACCTCAAACAGAAGGCACAGTGATACTAGGTGATGACGTTGGCGGCATAGAAGCTACAGGAGTTACGCAAAACATTAAAGTCCTTAGAGACGTATCGTTGCAAGGGATAGTATCAGCGCCAGTGGATGTAGATAACTTAGTCAGACGTATGCCGCTACTAATGAGAAGTCCAGACGGTTGGATGGCAAGCTTCGGTACGCAGTTACTCAAGGCGGTTACAGGAACAAACACCTACGTTATTAAAACTAGCGTCAGTGGAATACAAGAGGTGCGCGTCAAGCAGTTAAACCCTATACCCACAGACAGATACGGCAGAGTATGGGTAAACTGGGTAGAGGCAGACAGCACTACTCTAGATAAGATGGATGTAGAAGGAAAGATGGTGATAGTAGGAACCACCGCTAAGGGGATACTTCCGCAGGTTGCTACTCCTAAAGGGCTGTTGTATCCGCACCAGATACAGGCGGCGTTAGTTGAAACTGTACTACACGCCTCCAATAAACGTATGCCCGCTATCCCGCCTATCGCTGTGTTTTGTGAGGCAGTGGTTTTTTTAGTAGGAGTGTTCTTAGTTTTTCTAGCTCTTAATTACTTAGGAGTCTATGCAGGTTTAATTCTATCTGTAGGTGTCATGTCTAGTACTGCACTGCTAGGAGTTTACCTGATACGAAACGGAATACTGATTGATGTTACATGGCCGCTGATCTCTGAGTTTGTAGTAGCTTCAACAACATTCTACCTCAACTACAAAGAACAGTACAAACTACGGCAACAGATCAAGAAGCAATTTGAGCATTACCTAGACCCACGACAGGTCAAACGCTTGCAAGATAACCCAGAGTTACTAAAGCTTGGGGGCGAGAAGAGGTACTGTACGTTCTTGTTCACAGATGTAAGAGGTTTCACAGCCCTATCAGAGAGCGTAACCCCAGAAGAAGTAACCTACATTATGAACAGAGCTTTGACGGCCCAACAATCAGCGGTTTCAAAATTTTCAGGCACAGTAGATAAATACATCGGAGACGCGATGATGGCTATCTTCGGAGCGCCACTAGACTTAGAAGGCCACGAAGACAAAGCCATAGAGTGTGCTAAACAAATAGCAATAAATATGGAAGAGTTGAACGTAGAGTTTGCGGCCAAGGGATTACCGCCCATCCAGATTGGGATAGGTATTAACAGCGGCGAGGCAATCATAGGTAACATGGGATCAGAGCAAAGGTTTGATTACACTGCTATCGGTGACGCAGTAAACATTGCGGCTAGGCTTGAGTCAGGTACTAAGGCGGCAGGTGTAGATGTGTTGATAGGGTTTAGCACTAGGAAAGGATCTAGTATTAAGCTAAAGCCACTGTCGCCGATTGAGGCTAAAGGGAAAGCAGAAAAACTAAAAGTATACACTATATAAAATGAGGCAATACTAATGTTAGATAAATTGATAGGCCCAGTAGCAGGATTATTAGACAAATTTATTGTTGATAAAGATCAAGCCAATGCCCTAGCTCACGAGATAAGCACAATGGCAGAACGCCACGCTCAAGAGTTAGCCAAAGGACAACTGGCTGTTAACGCAGTTGAGGCCGCGCACAAAAGCTTGTTCGTTTCTGGATGGCGACCTGCTATTGGATGGATCTGCGGATTCGCTTTAATGTATTCTACAATCTTAGCACCCATCTTAGGTATTTGGTTTACTGTCCCGCCTGTAGATAGCTCATTGCTTACAAGTGTACTCATGGGCATGTTAGGTCTTGGAGCCATGCGTACAGTAGAGAAAACAAAAGCAGTAGCAAGGAGCAAGTAATGGCGGCTAAGAAAAAATCAAAAGTCAACGAGGCAGGTAACTACACCAAGCCTACAATGCGTAAAAGATTGTTTAACAAAATAAAAGCAGGAACTAAGGGCGGCAAAGCAGGACAGTGGAGCGCACGAAAAGCTCAGATGCTTGCCAAGCAATACAAAGAAGCAGGAGGAGGTTACAAATGAAAGGTGTTAAACATTATAAGAAAGATGGCACAGAGCATAAAGGTTCTAGTCACAAGATGGCTGACGGAACTTTACACACTAACAAGTCTCACACTAAGACAAGTGTAAAGTTATTTCATTTGAAGGACTTGTCTAAAAAATCTAAGATGAAAGCAAAAGGTACGCACAAGTGTCGCTAAAGAAACCTCAGAAGTCTTTGAAGGCTTGGACAAAACAAGAGTGGACTACAAAGTCTGGCAAGCCTAGTGCTAAAACAGGTGAGAGATACTTACCTAAGAAAGCTATAAAAGCTTTGACACCTGCACAGTATGCGGCAACAACCAAAAAGAAAAAGGCGGATACTAAGAAGGGCAAACAGCACAGCGCACAGCCCAAGAAGGTTGCTTCTAAAACTAAACAGTACAGGAAAGTATAATGGCTACTCCCAGAAAAGGTAAAGCAAAAGTAAAAGTTACAGCCAGTGGAAAGAAAGTTAGCTATGGACAAGCAGGTAAAGCAAAGGGTGGTGGGCCTAGAGTTAGAGCGGGTACATCGAAAGGGGATAGTTACTGTGCCAGAAGTTTAGGTATTAAAAAAAGACTATCTAAAAAGAAACAAAATGACCCTAACACTCCGAACAACTTGTCGCGAAAGCGTTGGAAGTGTTCGGGTGCTAAGTCTAAAAAGTAAATATTAATGGTGAGTAATGAAAAAGTTTTGGAAACTGTGGGCTTTGAGCCTAGGCGAGAAAGTGGGAGACACAGATTCCGAAGCTAATGCCGTGGCTGTTATACGGACAACGCTAGTTACTATTAATTTAATTTGTTGCTTTTGTATAATGACTAATATCTTACTGCATTAGGAGGGCATATGATTCAAGGCGTTGAGTTCATCCTCCAAGAACTTATGTAATGCCTCTAGTTTTGGTTTCGTAAGTTGTACAATGTTTCTTATAATTAACAATTCATCTCCTTTAAATACTTGGTTTAAATCACTAGCGGGGATGCCGCTCATTTCTGTAACAACAATCCCCTCACAGTTTATCAAGACTTTAAAACCTATGATGTTGGCTTCCTTGCCTTTATTAAACGATTTCACATGCACCACCTACACAAGCTAACTCCTGTGAGCCTGTCGTGTTGTCCTCCATTTCATACTGTTCTAGATCACTCCAATCAACATCCTTGGGCATCGCCTCTACTAACTCTTTGTACTTCTCAGCAGTGATATCTTCATAGGGTGCTTGCTGATACACATGATCGCTAACAGGTAGTAAGCTAATGCCGCTACAGATATCAAAGTTATCCCATATCCACTGCGCTACTTGCAGGAACTCATCGTCAGTGTAGTACACCGTGATGCTTGGCTTATGCTCACACCAACTGTTCTGATATGTTTTCCACAAAGCCAACTGTTGCATTGCTCCAACTTGTTTAACTGTTGTGCTAGTCTTAGGAGACTTAACAGGGAAACTATACACCAGAGATGCAGGACTCATTGTGTCTTGCTCTACTGGGAATCCTGCGGTTGACATGAACTGAGCCAACGGGTCTTTTGCGTCCGAACGAACCCTTCTAATGTAGTGCTTTGAGAAACGAGGATGTATGCCAGAAGCACTATCAACAAGCTGAGACACAGTGCCGCTTGGCTTAACGCATGTAATAGCCACAGACTGATTGATACCAAGGTTCTCAGCCCACTTCTTATTTGTTTTAATAGCAACAAGTTTTAACTCCTCTAGCCACTGTGCTGTTTTATCTGACGACACTCCAATAACAGGGTGATCCATTATACCTGTCAAGCTTAAACCTAACAGTGCTTCTTCTTCGGTGTTGCGCTTCCAAACATTCCGCAAGTATCTAAAGTCTGTGAGCGTAGCTTGAAGGGTGCCAATGATAGCGGCAGTCTCAACCTTTTTCTTGAGTATTGCTAGAGTATCGTCTGCACGTACAACCACTTCGCTAAGGTTGCAAAACTGATTAGAGCGCAAGATAATTTCAGAACAGGGGTTGGTTCCGAACTCATGCTCAGCATCTCTACGACCATTGCGACCTGCAATCTTCTGTGCCGCAACACGACTAAAGATCCCTCGTTCTCCTGCCTTGCTTTCGTACATGGTCTGCATCTCTGATAGGAACGATTCAAAGTCAGGCTTCTCAGTGTACGCTACGCTGTTATTGGCTAAGCGTCTATGACCCTCGTTCCTCCACCAATCTCCCGACTTAGCTTTAGACATACGCTGATCAGATAAATTAGATAAACTTATTAATGCTGAACGTCTAACACCGCCAACAACTACAATGTCTGCAATCTTACAGCACACATCGTGGCACTCAATGGAGGTTAACTTACGCCCCTTAGCTTTCTGAAACAAAGAGATACAAAAGATAAACAAATCATCTAAAGGCTCTGGCCCTGACGCACGACCACCAAAGGTCTTTAGTCTTGCTCCGGCTTGGCGTATCCTATCTGTGTTCCACTTAGGAATCTTACCTGCGTA